GGGCTAAGACAACAGATTCAAGACGATGGGCTACTATCTGTATTCCATACACTAAAGGAAGCTTCTGTAGATAATGCTCAAGCCTTTGAGCAAGTGTTCGGTAATATACGAGCCTTAAAAGGTATTATGGATTTAACAGGTGCTAGTGCAGGTGCTACTACAGAAATATTCCAAAGGATGGCAAATACCTCTGGAATGACAGCACAAGCTTTCGATGAATTACAAAACAGCGCAGAGTTTAAATTAAGAAAGGGATTAATAGGCTTAAAAAACAGTTTTAACGATTTAGGGAGCGTTTTAATGACTACCCTAATGCCGATGCTGCAAAATGTAATAAAGTTCGCTACAGGGCTTTTTAAGGCGTTTAACCAGCTTGACCCAGTAACCCAACAAATCTCAATAGGCTTTGCAGCTCTAGCGGTTGCGCTTCCAACTATTTTAAGTGTAGGCGGTTCACTTGTTGGAGTCTTTGCGGCTATGGCTTCACCAATTGGGTTAGTAGCGGCAGGTGTCGCAGCGGTGGCTTACGTTATAGCTTCTAACTGGAATGAGGTTTTACCTGTTGTGGTAGGGCTTTATAATAGGCTTGTTGATTTATATAATGGCTCGGAAAATGTAAGAAAGGTTGTCGGTTTATTAAAGACAGCTTTTGATGTTGCCTTTATTAGAATTAAACAAAGTATTGACCAAGTAGTAAACGTATTTAAAACTCTTTGGAATGTAATTAGTGCTGTTTCAAGGGATGGAGTTAATGCTGCTTTCGGAGATATATTAAAACAAGGTTTTAAAAACGGGGTTGAAATAAGTAAAAAAGCTGGAGAGGATGTTGGAAAGGCATTTACTGATAATATGGCTTTTGCTGTTGGAAACCAGCTTGAGCATAAAACAGTTCAACAGGTTCAAACAAGTATGTCTAATATAGTTTCTAAGTCTAAGAACTTTCTTAGTAGCTTAATGAGTGGCGTTGGAGTTTCTGCTGGCGGTGGAGGTGGAAGAGCAAAAGTTAGCACTGTTAGTGCTTTTGGAACTGGAGACTCTGCTAGTACAGATGAGAACCCAGCCGCAGATAAAGCAAATGAAGCTAAAGAAGCTTTTCAGCAACTAGGGCAAACAGGACAACAAGCTGGTGAAGCAATAGCTCAAGGTTTTGAAAACCTAACGCAAGGAGGAAACTTCTTTGCTCCTATACTTGATATGTTAAAAAAATTAGTCGTTAGATTGATAGCTGCTGCAGGGGCTGCTGCTATTCTTAGTGTATTATTACCAGGTTCTAGTATGGCTAAATTAGGAGGTGTTAAAGGGCTTATGACTTCATTAGGAGGTATTCCACAGTTTGCTAATGGTGGAATCGTTTCTGGACCAACACTTGGACTGATGGGGGAATACTCTGGTGCTAGAAGCAATCCAGAGGTTATAGCGCCATTAGATAAGCTTAAAGGAATGATAGGACAAGAAGGAAGTAAAGTAGAAGTAGGCGGACAGTTTAGGGTGCAAGGGCAGGATTTAGTTCTTGCTTTGCAAAGAGCAGATAAGAATAGAAACAGGATTTTATAATGGCATACGGCTTAAAATTTGAGTTATTTTTTCAAGACTTAGCAAGGAGAAATCTAAAAATCGAAATACATAAAAACGATTATATAGGTTCAGTTTTACCCCTTGTGGGAACTGGAGACCCAGTAATTATAGACTGGAAGGGAGACGATGATATCTACTCCCCTATTATTGGTTCAACTTGCAAGCTTAATTTATTTGTAACAAATGACACTAATTACGATGAATTTTATGCAGCGGATGAAAGGGAGTACTTGTTAAAAGTATTGCATGAAGATTCTCTAGGTGGCTTTACTACTTATGACAATAACGAAAGATTTTACGATGTAGCAGATACTAAGTGGGATGCGGAACTAGGAGAGGTAGAATATTATAACGTAATCTGGCAGGGGTTTATTGTTGTTGATAGGTTTAAAGAACAATTAATAAGCAAGCCATATCCAATAACTTTAGAAGCTATTGACGGCTTAGGAACTCTAAGCGGTTTTGATACGCCATTCAATACGGATAGCGATAGGACAGAAAACTTATTTTATTATCTAAAAGAGATTCTAAAACTCACAGGACATAGCCACAATATTTATATAGCAAACGATACTAGGAAAGTAGGCGGTAATGCAGACGATAGTATCTTCCATGATATAGAAGTAGATGAGTATGCGCTATTCACAAAAAACCTAACAAACAGAACTGCAAAAGATGTTTTAAAAGAAATACTTTCGATTACAAACTCAAGGATATTCCATAGTAACGGTGCTTGGTATGTCGTTAATAATAGCTCATTGATTGATAACAGAATTGACCAGCTTGTTGCTGCGCCTAGCGGAGATGATACAGCTATCGACCCTGTGGATGAGTCTCCTTACGATGTAGTCAATAATCCAAATGTTTTAATTAACTCTGGAGCTAATACAATAACAGCAACAGAAGGCGGCGTGTTTAGGTTATGGGGTTCTAATACTGGAAGCCCTATTGAAACCTATACTTGGTCTTATGGTTCTACAACTGTAAACGGTACTGGTAATTATCCAACGCTTAACATCCCAGCCATTAGCGCAAATGATGGAGTAGTGGTTACTTTAACGGCTACTAATAGCGCAGGAAGTGATAGCGATACCGCAACGCTTGACGTGATAGCGCCAGTAACTCCAGATGACCCTCAAAGTGTCGGAGGAACTGTAAAGGTAACTGTAAATAATTACGTGCAGGATGTAACAATTTCGCCGCAGACAGCGTCTTATACTTATGATGCTGGAGAGGTAACTTCACCATTAACAAATAAAGTTTTTACTTTCACTTGTACGCCTAACTCTGGTTATCAATTCGATGGAATTGGTGATATTACAAACATAACATCTAGCGCTGGTTATGCTATATCTAACAAAACTCTAAATGCAGACGGTACAATTACTTTTGACGTAACCGTTCCTTTGGTTAGCGGTGGGAGAACTTCTAGCATAGATGTAGAAGGAACTGCAGGGCAGACTAAGTATCATTTACTATTGACATTTAACAATAGTATTAGCAACTCAAGCGTTGATGGTTCTACTCAATACTCAAGTAGCGGCTTTGTGGGAGACCCTTGGGCTTATGAATTTTTTATAGATGCAAATCAAGGATATTTCTTTGATACTATAAGCAGGTTTTCTGCAACTTTTAACGCTTCGACAACAGCAGTTAGAAACTTATCTAAGGTAAGCGATTCAAGGCTTAAATTAAGGGTTACAGGAACTTATCAAGCAAGCAATCAAGTTATTGGAATTACAGCGTCAGGGAATGCCCAAAGCACAGGAACAGCAACGGCTTTTGCTTCTGGTATTTCAATGGAGAGTAGCTTGAGCTTGCCTTATTATTCCACAGCAGGTTATCCAGCTTGGATACTAGTAAAAGAAAACGGCAGTAATATAAGCTTTGGAGATGCTAATAGCACAGAGTTATTTAATGGTAAATACAAAATCAACATAGTTTATACCTCTGGAGGTTCTGGATGGCTAACAGTTATAACTTCACCTCAAAATAATACACATTATCAATCTGTAAATCTAAAGGATAAACCATCAAACGGTTTAACGCCTTATGAGTATGCAGGGGATAAATTCAATTTTGTAATTGGTCCAAACACTCCCAACAGCGGTGTAATGAACAAGGTGGCGCTAGTTCAGTTTCAGTCGCTTTCTGGAGGGCTATTGCATCAAATAACAGTAACTCATAAAGGCATATATTCATAATGGGAAACATAAGGACTTTACAGCTTGATTATTTAGAAAAAGGAGAGGAAAGAATATCTTATAAGGTTTATGACTCGGAAGGTTCTTTTTTGCAAGAAGATGATACCAATGTTTTGTTTTCTGTAAAGAATGACCTTATACCCTTAAACATGGATATGATAAAGGAGTATGAGCGCCCTAATAAGATAACCGAGCAAATAGTAAACTTGACTGACTTATATTTTAAAAACAGAAATGCGCACTTTCTATATGGTGATGAAGATTATATAATCCAGCCAGCAGACGAGGGAACAGTAAGCGCTATAATATCGGATGACAGTGAGGAAGTAAAAGCCCTATCTGGTAATAAGTTTTTTAAATCCACAGACTTAGATGGTAGTGGCTCAAATATAGCTATGATTTCACAGGACCAAGAAAATAATAGAGTGGCGCAAGGCAAGACCTTGGTAGTGGGTTTCAATTACTATATAGCAACATCTAGCGATACAGAGAAATATGAGCTAAATGTAAAAGCTTCTTTAGATGAAACATATGCTGCAGTAGGTGAATTAAAGCAGTACAATTTTGAAACAGAAGTATGGGAAAACTTTCCATCTCAGTCAGTTAACCAATCAAGAAAGGCAATAGAAACCTCAACGCTCAACAGCTGGGGAAAGGCTACTGTCCAGATTAAACCGTATGTTTCAAGCAGTGTTGATACAGACCCTTATGTAACTATCACAATCAACAAGCCTAAGAGAGTCCCTAGTGGTACTTCCCCAGACTTCGCTGCTATCTATATAGATAACTTTTTTATAGCAGAAACAACGGATGTGCAGGATAATAAAATCACTTGTAGAAGGAAGCAGTTTCCAACAAGCGGAACGTTTACTAATAAATATAAAAGTAACGGGCATTTCTTATCTAACGAGGGAAAAACTTTAGACTTTTTTATAGGCGCTATTGATGGAGATTTTAAACGCCAGAGGGATAGCGTAAATAAAAGCCTTGAGCAAGTAGTAACGCAAGAAAAAACTAACGATTATAGAAAATATCTAACGAGATACGAGGGAACACTAAGAGACAATAGTGGAAGGTTTTTAGGCTTCCATAACAAAATATGGTTTGACTTTGGAGAAGTATATCAAGACGAGTGCAGCTGTTATCTGGATTCTATGAAGTACAATGTCAAGGCAGCAGAATATGATGTAAACTTGCACCAGCCAAATCAAGATGATGATGCTGGCTCAAGCTATGTAGTCTTATTCGATTAAAGCACCCTTTTTGTTTGCTCGACCCCTGTTTGATTTAATTATCGGCAGGGGTTATTTTTTTTACTTTTTTTAATATTTTTTTTGGTAGTTAAAATTTTTTATGTATTTTTACAGTGTAAAACAATAACAACTAAACAAAATGAAGGCATTACAAACTTTAATCAACGGCAAAAGCAACAAAGAAAATGCTAATCTTATCATCGGATTTTTACAAGATAAGACTGAAGCTAGATTAACTTTAAATGTTACTACTATTGGATTCGGAAACGATGGTACTATGTATAAAGGCAACGCTAAAGCGGATAAAGTAATGCCTATCGGAGATGTTAGAAGAGGGCGTGCAATTAATAACCTTAGAAAATCTTTACTTGCTGCATTTGATAACAAGAATTCTAAAGTAGTTTTGTTCACTGGTTTAAGCTATTTCACTTGGGAACACAATTACAAGCAAGCTCCAGTTATGCCTCAAGGTAATATCAAAGTATCTAGCAAGGGTGTTAAGTTTGTATGCACTTTAGATTTATTCAAGAAGCAGAGAAACGCTTTTAATGAGTTAGGGGATTGCGCAGTACGTGCTATCGCCGCTGGGTTTGATTTTGACTACAACAAAGTACATGATACTTTAAGAGGTTTAGGTAGAAGAGACGGAGGCGGAACTAGAATGTTTCAAATGGATAAAGCTATCAATCAGTTAGCTGGTAAGGTAGTAGAGATGGAGAGAGTTTCTATGACTGTTAGACAAGGTTTAAACAAACTTAAGAAAGGTACTTACATCATAGTGGTAGCTGGACACGCCTTTACAATCAAAGATGGCGTAATCTACGGGAACGGTGGTTATGATTCTGAGAGAATGAGAGCTAGAATTAAAGGAGTGTGGGCAGTATAAAAACAACACTATGGGGGCTGAAATATACCCCCTAATATTTTTTTAATCTATTAGAATTTTTTAATTTTACAAATATATGACAGAGTTTGAATTTAAGTTTTTGAACTTGCTCAAGGAGCGAGGCAAAAAGAAAAAGGATGTAGCACAGCTACTAGAGGTTACTCAGCCGACACTAAAATCTAGGTTAATCGACACAGATACTTTTAGGATAGGCGAAGTAAAAAAGATTAATGAATTTTTAAACACGGATATACTAAGCTTATGAAGAGTATAAACATTAAGGGTAAGGATTATATAACAGTAAACGAAAGGTTAAAACATTTCAGAAGCAGCAAAGATTACGAAGGATGGGCTATACTGGAAGAAGTAGTAGATGTCAATGAAAAGGAAGGTGTATTTTGCGTTAGGATTTTCAACAAAGAAGGAGAGCCTATATCCACTGCACACGCTCAAGAATACAGAGATAACACTTACATCAACAAGACTAGTTTCCTTGAGAATGGTTTTACAAGTGCGCTTGGTCGTGCTTTGGGCTATCTTGGTATCGGAATTGATGCTAGTATTGCTTCTGCTCAAGAAATGGTTAATGCTGTAGAAAATCAAAAAGACGATAAGCCTTGGCTGAGCGAAACACAATTAAGAGCGACCTTGAAGGGTACTAAAGAGCAAGCTCAAAAAGTCATTAAGGACTTCAGAATGAAACGAGAGTACCGAGAAACTATTAACACTAAATTCAATTTTTAATTATGACAAATCAACAAACAGAAATCAAGTTTTTACAAAAGGCATTTGTAAACGACAAGCCGCTTGACTTTATTTTAGCAGGCGTAAGAATCCCGAACATTGACGAGTTCTGCGAATGGGCTAAAACTCAAAGCACGGATGGCAGCTTAAACTTCGACATTAAGCGCAGTAAAGGTGGCAAGCTATACGGTGAAGTGGATGACTGGAGACCGAGCGGTCAAACACAAACACAACAGCCTAAAGCAAAAGCAAACGAGAAGGTATCTGAGGATTTACCGTTTTAGGCAATCTAAGGGGGTTTTCCGACCCCCTTTTTAATATCCAATAGTTATGAGTGATTCAGTTAAAAAGTATTACGAGAACCAAGAAAAAACAGAGGAACAGAAATTCACCGAAGCAAGAATAGAGTTCTTACTGGAGAC